GGCTGTAGATGCATATGTTGAAGAACATGGTATTGAAAAAGCAGTTGAGAACTTTCAAGAGGCAAGACAAGGTTACTATGAGAAACTAAGTACCTTTGATACCTTTGGTAAAGGTTGGACAAGGCGTGTAACTGAAACAACTGAACTAGCAAAGTCTTTTATTTGAATTGAAAAGCGTCTTAATGATGAAAAGGTTGCAAAGATAAATGCTGAAAGAGAATATTATAACGGTTTACTTACAGGTAAGGGCATATAAGGCTTGCCAAAGTGAATATAATAAGATATAATGTATATACAAACTTAATAATGGAGAAGTAAATAATGGCTAATTTTGTACAGATTGATGAAACGAAGCTGCCTCAAACCAAAGGCAAGCGTACTAATGGTATGCGATTTTACGAAGTTGATGGTCAGGCATATCCGTCTGTAACAACTGTCCTAAATGCACGACCTAAACCAGGTCTTGTAGCATGGCGTAAAAATGTTGGTGAAGAAGCCGCTAAATGGGAAATGGGTCGTGCCGCTAGGCGTGGTTCAGCAACCCATACACTAATTGAGAATTATTTGAAAGGCGAACCAGCATCCACTAGAGATGTATTGCCTTTAGGTATGTTTCGTATTATGAAACCTTACCTTGACCAAGTTGATAACATTCATTGTTTAGAAACTATCTTGGTGTCTAAAGAACTAACACTTGCAGGTCAAGTTGATTGTATTGCAGAATATAATGGTAAGTTGTCAGTGATTGATTTCAAAACTGCCAACAAAGAGCGTAACGATGCTTGGAACAAAAGTTATTATATGCAATGTACTGCTTATGCTCATATGTATGAGGAGATATTTGGTCAGAAGATTGAACAGATTGTTATTATAATGGGTGGCGAAGATGGTTCATCTAAAGTTTTTGTAAAAGAAACCAAAGACTACATGAATGACCTCAAAGAAGAGATTAAGTATTTTTACGATAAATACAATAGTGAAAATGCTGAAGCAGCTGCTTCATAAAAGAATTAGTCGTTGACGACAAACATGGTAGACAGACTGGACGAGGGTGCAATTCCCTCCAGCTCCACCATAACTACTCTTACGAAGCATAGTCTATAGACGGATAGAGTAGTTATGATGGGGCTGATACAGGATTCGACAGGTGTTGAGAAGTTTGTAAGAGATTAATAGGTGGCAACCTTAAATGCTAAATAAACGCAAACGATAATAACTTTGCATTAGCAGCTTAATCACTGCTTAGGGTTTTGGTAGTTTTCCTCGTAACAGAATAAACTACCACTTAATTAATACAATTTCGAAAGGTGAAGATGAACAGTAAAGAATTTAGTTTGATGATAGAAGGAATTGTAAAAGACCGTAGACCTATAACCTATATGGATGCTATCGTACTATATTGTGAAGAGAACAAGATAGAGATAGAGACCGTCACAAGACTTATTTCAAAGGCATTGAAAGAAAAAATACACGCTGAGTGTTTAAATGCCAATCTTCTAAAAGAAAAACCGACAGGAACATTACCACAATGAATATTGAAATTATTGATAAAATGGGAAGTGACCTATCAGTTGTGAACGCAGCTAGAGTGTCCTTCAATAAGAGAAAAACTAAATTTGAAGATAACGATGAGAAGTTAATTAAATATCTTGCAGAACATAATCATTGGTCACCTTTTGGTCACACAACCTTACAATTTCTAATTAAAGCGCCTGTGTTTGTTGCAAGACAACTTGTTAAACACCAGGTTGGTTTAGTATGGAACGAGGTAAGTCGTAGATATGTTGACGATGAACCACAATTTTATATGCCTTTCATGTGGCGTGAAAGAGCGGCTAATAAAAAACAAGGCAGTGCAGAAACCGAGGTAGAGTTTGATATTACAGACATTACCAAGGCATGTAAAACAGTTTATAATGATATGCTTGATAAGAACATTGCACCTGAAATGGCAAGAATGATATTGCCACAAAACATGATGACAGAGTGGTATTGGACTGGTTCTGTTATGGCCTTTGCTCGTGTATGTAATCTAAGAAACAAAGATGACACACAGGCAGAAACTAGAATGATAACAATGCCAATGGCAAAACACTTAAAAGACCACTTTCCAATGAGTGCGAAATATTTGTTAGATTAATATGTATGGTGGATTCGATGTTTACAAAATTTATTTGGCAGTTAAAAACCATTTTACTGCTAAATCTTATGATTATGAAAGATATGGTGGCAAAGTTAATGTTAAACTTGAAAGCTTTACGAAACGGAATGATAGGCATTTTTTTCATAAGTTATCTCAAAGATTTGATGAGCGAGAGATTGTGGATTATTTTGTTTGTAATTTCATTGTCAATTCTAATAAGTGGATTGGTGACCTAGTAAGGAATGATGGAACAGAAGAGTATAAATCTTGGAAGAAATATAAAGACGCTTATCGTTACAATTTTAGAAGCGATGCTGTACTTTGTTATGATGACTTTTTTTCTAATGGTCTTTCTTTTGATAATGCTTTACAGCCTAATAGTGGGCAGCATCCTAGATTGCTTAAACTTTATCTTAGAAAGAAAATCAACATCCAAAGTTTATATATTATGGACGAAATTATTGGTTTCAGTAAAAAATGGGACAAAGAAATTAGTGAACGCATTGTATGGCCAGAAGTGAAAAAGAAATTAATAAAAATGAAACCATTTGTCAAATATAATATGGTAGAGATGAGAGAGGTTATGAAGGAGGTATTTGTCAGTGGTTGAAGAAGTAAGAAAGAAATTAGACGATAAGATAAAAGAATTAAACTCTACCAGAGTATTTAAAAAGATTACACCAAAAGGTGACTTATCATGGTATATTAAATGGGTATCAAGTATGTTTATTATTGCCGGTATGGCATTAACAAGTGCAAACATATTTCCTGTTAACATAGTTATTCATGGTATAGGTGTTACCGGTTGGTTGATTGTAGGAATGTTATGGCATGACCGTGCATTGATATTTCTAAACGGTGTTGCTATTTTCGTATATGTAACAGGACTATTAAACCATTATTATGGGAGTTAAAATGCAAAAGATTAAACAATTTTGGTCATCAAGTTATCAATCAGATAAAGTGGCCTTCTATTTTGAGTTAGCAAGTTTCTTATTTACAGTTGGTGCAAGTTTGACACTTGCCTTTACAGCTGATAATCCAGATATGCGAATAGTATATCCTGGTTTCTTTATTGGTAGTGTAACAGCCTTCTATGCACACTACAGACGCCAACTAGCATGGCCTACTATACTTGTAGGTTACTTTGCAATAGTCAATGTATTTGGATTGGGGGTTGCACATGGCTGGTGGTAGAGTATTCTGTATAGGTAACGGCGAAAGTCGTAAAGATTATAATTTACAAAATCTAAGACAGTATGGTAAGATATATGGCTGTAATGCCTTGTACAGAGATTTTACACCAGATGTTTTAACTGCTGTTGACCAAGGCATAATGCATGAAGTATATCATGCTGGTGTGGCAGATAAGATACCATGTTATTTTAGAGATTGGACTAAAGTGCCATATTTAATGTATGACATGTTGGTCATGTCGGGTTTAGCAGATGAAGACAAACACATGTTAAAAGATATACTTGTTACTAACGAAAAAGGTAATAGTAAAGAGTTTGTAATGCATGGCGCTAAATTAGAAGGCCTTGTTACAATGATTAAGAAAAACGGAGACCGATATGAAAAAGGTGTGAACAATGCCACATTAAAGGTTTCCTGGATTAGTGAAAATGATAAATCACACTCACTTATGGATGTGATGGTTGATGAAGATGGCGATAAGGTCACACCAAAAGACCATGGTTGGTCATGTGGTCCTACTTCTGGTTATATTGCAGTAAAAAATGAGAAACCAAAAGAAGTATTTTTAATTGGCCATGATTTGTTGAGTGCGACTAAGTTTATTAACAATATATACAAGTCAACCAAACACTATACAGCATCACAGAATGGACCAACACCTGCTGTGAATTGGATTAGACAATGGTATGCACTATTCAGATGGAATCCAGATGTCAAATTTTACAAAGTTAACGAATTTAATGATGGTAGAGATGCCGTCAATTCTCCTATTGAAGATTGGGAGAATAATAAGAAATTGCCGAATGTGGAATACATAAGCTATTCCACGCTTGACAATATGCTAGTTTTATAATATAATGTACAACATGAGTAATAAAACTTGTATAAATACTAATGAAGCCGATTATACAGGCTACACTAAGACAACGAACATAAAACATATATACAAAGGAGAATAATATGGATTTTGAAAGTTTAAAATCAAGTCAAAGTAATTTTGACGCAATCACCAAAGCTCTGGAAACTAAACTTACTCCAGAAGACCAATCAAACAAAAACAAATATCAGGACGACAGGTTGTGGAAACCTGAGATGGATAAAACTGGTAACGGCTATGCTGTTATTCGTTTCTTACCTGCTTCTAATGGCGAAGAGATGCCATGGCAGCGAGTATGGTCTCATGCATTCCAAGACAAAGGCGGCTGGTTTATTGAAAACAGTTTGACAACACTTAACCAAAAGGATCCTGTGTCTGAAGAAAACAGCAGACTATGGAATACTGGTTTAGATAGTGACAAAGATATTGCTAGAAAGCGTAAGAGAAAGTTATCTTACTATGCAAACATCTATGTTGTGTCAGACCCTAAGCATCCTGAAAACGAAGGACAGGTAAAACTGTACAAGTTTGGTAAGAAAATCTTTGATAAGATTACCGAAGCGATGCAACCAGCATTTGAAGATGAAACACCTATTAATCCATTCGATTTCT